ACAAACAACTCCAAGTAATATTTAATCTTCAAGGGTGTAGTATCCCTTTTAGTATGCTGGTGGGGACATCAGCGCAAGCCACTCGAAAGGGTGGCTTTTTTTTGCACTAAGCATTTTTATTAAGGAAAAGTAAAACAGGGGTTGACACGCAATTTATTGTCCTTTACTGCTCATATCGTCTACGGAATACATCACTGTTTAAAGGGGTGTGCCTGTCACTCGCAAGAGGAAGCACTTAAACCTTTAGGTAGTAATAGTAAAAAACAACAACTAAAGTAAAATACTATACAAAAATAACCTTATGAATAATCAAGCTTTACAAACGCCAAGTCGCTCCCTAGAACAACGTTCCCCAAAATTACCTACTTTTAGAATGACTAATACCCCCATAGTACTTGACTTCGTAGCGCCTCCACTGCGCGTTGTGCAGATAAGTGAACTAATCTATAACTATCTTGACTGCAAGGCAGTGAATTTCACGCCACCTAGTTACAAAACAATGAAAGCTTGTGCTGGAATATTTCGTTTGGTTTTAAAAGACTTGGAAATGAATGAGGATATGGATACCCGGTATTTAGGTGGCACACATCCGAAGTATAATCTTACTTTACCAGCGCATTACGCACAGGTATTTCCGGAGCATAAGGAACGCTTGCGCCGTGCGAAGAGTTTGTTCAGTCGCAATATGTGCGAGTACTATGTGAGCGTGGGTATCGAAGCTCGCTTCTTTTCTAATTGGACTGCACACCGGGTTGCACCAATTGGCGTGAAGGCATTCATCCCCACGGATGCGATTGATCGCATCATTGCAAAGTGCGAGGAAGTTCGATTTGAGCGACCAAGTATCTACATGGCATTCTTGCTTGGGTATGGACTTGGTTTACGTAGATCCGAAATGAAGCGGATTAAGTGGAGTGATTTTTATTCAACGCTAGATGGCAATAAATTGATTCGTGTCTGGCAACCTAAGAGCATCAAGCGTGCAAAGCCTACAGACTTTGAGGACAGACCAACTGACCCAACCTATTGGGATTTAATCCAAGACCTTCGTGGTGGGGCAGCATCCGATGCATTGGTGTTGGATGCACCTGGGTACTTCCTTCGAGAAATATTCAACTCATTCTTAAAGAACGAGTGTGCAGTGAAGGAGACTTACAGAATACATTTACTTCGTAAGTACTGTGGTCACAGGATAATGCGTAGTGATGGGATCTATGCAGCGAGTAAAGCGTTGGGTCACGCAGATACGAAGATCACGGATCGGATCTACTCAGGATTACCTCAATTAAAGGCATCCTAATTTAAACTTCTAATTTAAAATGGCGGTAAAAAACGATAATTAAAGACTACAAATGACTACACCTAACTACACAATAGTATTTAACGGAATTGAGATGGCACAAAAAAAGGACGGCACAGTAGAAATCTTCTGCGACCGCCCTAGTACAGTCTGCATTGCAGACTTAATAGAACAATTAAATAACCTTACTTCTTCAACTCAAAGTGAAGAGGCATCTGGAACTGCATATTATTCTTTGCAATCGCTTCCGTGCCTGCCCGAAGGATCAAGTCATACACTTGGGCTTGAAGAAGACCAGTGTCTTCAGAGAGGGATTTAACAATTTTCCGTACGGACGGACTTAAACGTATTGATACGGGTCTAGTGAGGTTGGGTTTTTGTGGCATAAAACACACAGAAGGACACACAAGACTACTTGTCAATACATAACACGCAAAAATAGTAAATAAATAAAATATGGGATTCTTACCTAATAATATAAAAGCACCTTCGGAGGGTGGTGGTGGTAGTGGAAACTACTTAAGGTTCACGCAAGGCGAAAATAAGTTTCGTATCATTGGAGCATCAGATGACAAGCCGACTCCAGGCTTTATTCATGGAACGCTGGGATGGACAGAAGAGGATGGCAAGAAACGTCCGGTGAGATGGGCTGAAGGTACACAAGCACCAATGGCGTTTGCAGATAAGCCACGCAACTTTTATGCGTTCGTGGTTTACAACTATAACGAAAGCAAGGTTCAAATCTTGGAGCTTACTCAGGTAAAACTACAAGCAGAATTATTGCAGCTTGCACAGGATGAAGACTGGGGAGATTGCCGGAAGTATGACCTTAGTGTGGTACGAAATGGCGAGGGATTGGATACAACCTATGCAATGAATCCGAAGCCTATCAAGAAGATGGACGAGGACATTCGTGCAATTGCCAAGGCAGAATTAAAGCGCATTAACCTTCCGGCATTATTTGATGGTGGAGATCCTTTTGCAGAGTTTACACCCCCTGCTGCTGAAGTGGATGAAGACGGAGCGCCATTCTGATGTTACGTCCTAACATAAGTAACGAGGAATATCATTCGGATACTGCGTTGGGTTCGAGTCGAGCAAGACAATTGCTCGGCTCTTGCCCGGCAAAGGTGAAGCATTCGATGCAGTTCCCCACGCCAAGCACACCAGCATTATTGAATGGTAGCCTGGTGCATACCGCTACACTTGAACCTGCACTTACAGACATTGAGTTTGGATGCAAGCCAGCGGAGATTGATGGTAATTCACCACGCACAAATGCATACAAGGAAGCGTTTGAAAGAATGGAACATGCAGAACCCAACAAGCGTTGGTTACCACCTGCTGACTATAATATGTGCATGGACGTAGCTGGATCAGCACGAGAACATCCATTGTTGATGGAAATGCTATATCATCCGGCAAGTAAGGTTGAACATACAGGCTTCTTCGAGGTCGAAGGCACGGCCTGCAAGGTGCGTCCTGACCTGTACAATAGCGAGAATGGAATGGTGCTTGATCTTAAAACTACATTAGATGCAAGTGAGAAAGGATTTGCGAAAAGCGTACGCCAATTTGGCTATGCGTTCCAGGCAGCATTTTACATGACTGCATTGCGAGCTATGGGAGAAAGACCTAAGCAGTTTGTATTCTTGGTGGTCGAGAAGACTGCACCATTTGCAACTGCTTGCTATACATTGGAAAACGCAGACATCGAGAAGGAGATCCCACGAGTGCTTGAAGCAATCAAGTTGTATGGTGAATGCTTACGGACTGATGTATGGCCCGGATACAGTGATGATGTTAAAACGCTAAACCTTGGGACTCTATATGCAAAGAATCGTTTATCTATTTCACAACTTGCCCAACGATTTGGCGTGAGTAGGAGCTATGCCCACAGGATAATCAAGAAGCACCAAGTGGTAGGGCAGAAGATCGGGAATAAATCACTGATCGACATGGTTGATTTTTCTACTGCTTTGCGCTGGGAAAATGAGGGAAAGAAGTCAGCGTGATGGGTAGGAATCAAGGAAAAAAGAAACACCTTATCACCTCCAAGAAGGCACTCAAATTAATGGGTTACAAATCGCAAACATCCTTGGATCAATTTCATGCTGATGAAGGATTCACATGTTACATCATTGATGGCATGACATGCCGAGGTGGGCGTGGATTTGCATGGGACAAACGAGAAATTAACAAATGGTTAAAAACCGAAGGAAGGGATTCAACAGAATGGCTAATAGATTGAAAATAAATGAGATGGATAAAGTGCTGGGCTATGCCGAAGAACATATGGCATCTGGTAATTTTGATGGCGCGGTTGTGGTGCTCCATGCAGCAATGAAACAGTTAGTGGCTACATTGGCAGGTGAGGATATGAATAATGTAAGTGATCCTGACATTACTATTATGACTACCCGTGACTGCATGGTTGATGTGGATAAAATAAAGCAGATATGTGCAGACACGATTGGCGTGAGTGTAGCAGAGATTGAAAGTAGGAAGCGTACACAGGATGTATCATTGGCACGCCAATGTGCGATCTACTACAGTCGCAAGCAAGGGTACAAGGTGGAAGAACTTGGCAAGGTGTTTGATCGTAATCATAGCAACATTTCCCACACCTGCCGTGCAGTGAGGGACATGCTTGAATGTGACCGGGAGATGGCAGAAAAGATTAACCTGGTAGGAAAGAACATAGATGCCAACTAATGGAAAAGGGAGAAAAGATAACACTGTGCGTCAAGAAACGAACCCCTTCATTGAACACACTACTAGGTATGAATCGGTGGGCTCGAGTAAAAGAGAAGAGAGAAATGCAGAAGGAGGCGATGATCGCCATCGAGTCCGCATTATCTCAAAACGAGTCAGGATCTGTGATCCAGACAACCTCGTTGGGGGAGTCAAGTACCTCGTTGATTCGCTCCGGGGTGCTGAAATTATACCAGAAGATGACCCAACGAGCATCACCCTCGAAGTCAGTCAGGAAAAAGTCAAAACCTACAAAGAGGAAGAGACGTGGGTAGAGGTAACAAAGTAATATGAATAGTTCGCAACTAAAAGATAAGAAGTTAATGGAACATGCATTAAACGAATTTAGGGTAAAAGCTCGCAAGAAGTTTTTAGCTGGAATTGAAGAACATAATGCAAGTGGGGATAAAGGAATGATGAAGATGCAACTAAGACAACACATTGATTGTGCCAAAGATGAGGTCATGGACTTGTGGTTTTACCTGTGCGGTATGCAAGAGTGGTTAACAGGGGACATTGAGCATCGAGATGGAGTCCCGGAAGAGGAGTGTCCATGAGTGAGTTCGACACGAGTCTTAACATTGGCAAGCTGCGAGAGGCCGAGTTAATTGCGTTCTTTCAATCTCTTGGACACAAGCCCATACCCATACCAGGCAAGTTCACAGGCTTTGATTTCTTCTTGGCTAATACTAAGGAAGGATATGAAGTAAAACAAGATTGGAAGGCGCATTACTCTGGTAACCTCGTGGTGGAAATAGAGATGTATGGCAAGCCATCCGGGCTTATGGGAACAACCGCAGATTGGTGGATCTTTGACACAAAAACGGAGTTTATATTTATTACTCCAAGGAAGTTAAAAGACTTAATTGTGGAGAAGAATCCACCCCTGCGGATCTTCACAGGGAAGGGTGATACCCAACCAAAAAAGGCATACCTTATACCCGTAGAAACCATAAAAAAATACTCCTCTCGAACACTTATGCGAGATCAAATACTACAAACAAATACAAACACGCACAATGCAAACACTTAATAAAATAATGAATAAAATAATATTTACTGCCATGTTTATCGCAGCAGTTATCACCTGGGTATGGATGATTTTTGCCTGGTTAATAGCAATAATTGGAGGATAAAATTATGTCAGAAGAAGAACAAGAAAAAGCAAAAAGTTACTCCACATCGTTCCGATTAAATGAGATTGCAAATGCAAGATTAATGACCTTTTGCGAGCTTACCGGAATGAACAAATCGGAGGTCGTAAAAGCAGCGATTTCACAGTTCATTGCACCTACTTTGCAAAATGCCAATGTAATACCCCCGTCTTACAATCCTCGCGTACACGCGTGTGTAGATAATATAAATATATCTAAAGATATATTGTGTTGTAATACAACACTCTCTAAAAAGGAAACTCAAAAAGAGGAAACTCATGCATGGTTTCAAGCATTCTGGGAGGTGTGTAAAAACCAGCAATTTGCAAGACGCGTGGTCAAGACTATCAGACAGAATTGGGATGCACTTGCAGAACTTGATCCAAAGATAGTTGCAGATAAATACAATCAACATTTTCACGAGAAAGGAAATTATGCAAAACATCCAAACTCATGGTTGAATGATGGAGGCTATGATAATGTCGTAGATAATTCTGTTTCAACTCATGGATTAAATTTCGATGTTACCATGAAACACCCTGATGATTGATTACGAGTTAGCAGAGCAAGCAGTTCTTTCTTCCATGCTTCATGATGAGAGTGGAGTAGCAACTGCACAAGCTGGAGAAGCACTTACCAAAGATGACTTTTCTAGCTTGGATCGTGGAACGATATTTGAATCGTGCTTGCGACTCAGTCCATGCAACGAGATTGATTTAATCATTGAACATGCAGACTTGAAAGATGAGATATTGTTTTTATCTGAGAAGTATGGTGGTGGTTCAATTGAAAGATATATTGAGAAATTAATTAACCATCGTAATACGAGATGCGTGGAGCGTGCTTTGTATCAAGCGAATGATGATCTTAAAGCAAGCAAGCCTGCAGAAGAGATTTCTCAGACATTTGTAAATACCATTGCAAAGTCACTCAGTCAAAGAAAGGGCGTGGTAAGTTGTGGAGCAGCAAGCAAGGAAGCATTTGCAGAGTTTCTCCAAGTGGATGCAGGAGGTACACAAGCAATTAGTACAGGACTACCCAAGCTTGATGCTATTCTTGGAGGTGGATTCAAGAAAGGTAGCTTGTATGTCCTTGCAGCACGCCCAGGAGTAGGGAAGTCTGCACTTGCAATACAAATGACATACGAGACTGCAAAGCGTGGCCTGCGTGCAAGCTATGCAAGCTTGGAAATGTCATCGTCAGAATGTTGTGGTA